CATACACGTGGACCTCCAGGAGACGCCGCCCTGACTCGATGACACTCTTTGTATCCTCAAAGACACCACCCGTCACGTAGTAATCACAGAGGCGCTTGCGAGGTCCGGCTTCGGTAAAGTCCTCTTGCTTCGTTGCATCGTGCCAGATGGTGTATCCCAAGATTCCGACAAGTGCGGCTCCAACTGCAAACTCCATTATTAACTACTGCCTTCTATTTTTGGCACTCTGAACAACATCTGACGAAATCCATTGATGACATCGTCGGGGATACGTTCTTGCATTGGAATCTCCATCAGACAGGAGCGGTGAAAGTACAGACAGTACATTCCACACTCCGAATCCTTGAACTGATGGCGCGTGGCATTAAAGGTCATCTTCATCGGCTTGGAGTGTTTGCCCGTTGCATCCCACTGAGTCTTCCACCGCTTCATCAGCGTCTTGATCTCTTTTTCGGGTGCGTGTGCATAGGAGTCAAAATACGTGATGCGCGGATACTCCAGATCAGGGCGTACATCGCAGAACAAGGCGATCCAGTGTTCACCCGGTCCATCGTGGGGATCGGTGTTGAAAACAATGCCAATCTGCTCGTGACCAGCGCTAGCCAACTCAGGGAGCTTCATTGCACAAAGGGTACTTACAATGCACTCCTTGGTCTCACTCTTGAGATCAAAGTCGATTGGAATGCAACCAAGAAAGAAGTAGTGGGGAAACAGCTTGACATACTCCTTCTCCACGTGATCAATATCATCCGATGACAGCCACTCATAACGATTAAGCGCCCATTCCTTTGATGCAGCGGGTTTCTTCATCAGCGAAGACACGATACACTCTGCAGAACCCGTTGAGCATTGATCGTGGAGACGGTGCTGAATGTTTGTCCACATTTCTTCAGGCGTTCCCTTGGGAATCGGAGGTTCCTTCTTATCTTTCTTGTTAATGACCTCGCGAAGACGTTCGACTTCTTCTTCGTCGACCCAAGACATCCTTGTTCTAAAACGGATACTATTAAGTCAGAAGAAGAACAATACAGATGGATGCCCTCAAACCTGTTCTCTCTGCCTATGCTGATGTTACTCGCCGACTCAATGAGGTTAACGCGGCTGCAAATGGGCTTCGTGATGAGCGTCGCACAGTCGAACTGGATCTCACAGCTCTCTATGCAACATCCCGTGAAGCACTCCCCGACAAGATTAATCTATCGAGCTCAGGAATGGTCTTTGCAGTCAAACGCCCAAACCAGTGGAAGAAGGGTTGGGCGCTCTCCAAGAAAGAACTGAAGGGATATTTGGATGAGTTGGTTCCCGGACAAGCCGAGGCGGTTATGAATGAGATTGTTAAGCGCCAAGAGGCGAAGATGGTGGAGACGGATTACGGATTTGAGCTGAAGGTGGTGAAGCGTGACTGAGAGACTCTTCAATCTCTCGCAGGGTGTTCTGAATGTCTGCAAGATGGCGTTTCGCTTGGACCAGGTTTTCACGGGGTAGAAACCCACTCTGGATACGCGTAAGATTACACACAAGCGAACCATTCGTGCTCAACAGACGGGATGCCAGAGTGAAGAAGGGCTTCACCATCAACGTGATATGACATTTTACAACACATTATTTTTAAGTGCTATCATCCACCCGCTGGACGAAGTAGTTCAGCAATTTATCCGACATATCGCGGACACTGAACTCCCACACGCCTGCCCAGTTAGGATGGATAATCTTGCGAATATCTTTGATGCCGTCGAGAATGACGTGGCGGTCGACATACTTGCGGTTCAAGTGCGTTCCGTGGTAGAGATGATACACTGCACCCGACGTACAGGTGATCTTCGGTTTAGGAAGCTTATCAAACTCTGTGTATGCCGGGACCAGCGCAGGCTTGAGGTAGGTTGACGGGAACTTGATACCCAGCCACGCAGCCGCAGACAATGTATCACCACTACCCGTGATTCCGTATTGAAAGAAGCCTACTTTGCGGAACCACTTGCGCGTGAATGCCCACGCAAACCCCGGATGGAGCTTGTGATCAAACGTCTTTTTTTTGTCCATATAGATCACGGATTCGCGCACTTGAGTGATAGTGGTGTATGTCAAATCCATCCAGACAGCGGTGGTAAAGGGTTGAACGACATCGTGATCGGACAATGCAGATGAGACCTCCGAATACCAGTCAGGATTTCCAAAGACAATGTCTGCATCCATAAACATCACCTTCGAATAGTACCACGGGATCTTTGCCTCCAGCAGAGTGCACAGCCGCTCCTTGTGGAACATATGCGACTTCGCCCAGACGTGAAAGGCATCCTTGATCTCAGGCTCGCTCTTATGGAAGACCAACTCCAAAGTATAGTAGGGGATCTTTGCAAGCTTCAACTTTTCGATTGTATAGAAATAGTTCATCAGCATACGCTTGGATTTTGCGGGATTGAAGAAGACAAATCCGATTGCCATATCAGCCCTCCAAGGTCCTCTGTAGCGCACACTCGCCACATCAATAAATCCGCCTGGATGAACTTTTGGTGGAGCATCCGGAAGAGCCGTATACATCATCGACTGTGCAGCTCCCATTGTGTAGGAAAACGGATAAAAGATTCGCCAGCAATCCACAAGGCAATGTCTGATACATATTCGCCCTACAACGCGAGGAATCAACCCTTCACGGAACGCGATATCCACCGCATTCTTCACCGCCACGGATTGCCGCACTATCGAGTTGTCAATCCCAAGGTCTTCCAAACGGCGATGGTCCACACAACATATGTCAAGCGAGCTGAATACACTACCCCTGATGGACGTCCGGCGTCTCTTGCTCCGTGTCCATCCGGTGTGATGCCTCTCCAGGATGAGAGCTATGAATGCCTGGAGTTTGAAGGAGACTCCGTGCTGGGTGTTTGCGTAGCTACCTATCTGCGCCGCAAGTATCCCGATAAGAAGCAGGGGTTCTTGACCGATGCTCGTAAGGAGCTGGTCAACAACGAGCGTATTGGTGTATTGTGTCAAAAAGTAGGATTAGATGCATACTATGTGATCTCTCGGCACAACGAAGAGTCTGTTGCCATCAATGGACGAAAGAACATCCAGAAGCTGGGAGACATCTTTGAAGCCTTTATTGGTGCTCTGTGGACAGACTGCGGAAACCGATTCAATATTGTCTATACCTTTGTGACGAACGTGATGGAAGCATACATTGATATTCAAGATGCTGTAACCACCGTCACCAACTACAAGGACATCTTTCAAAAGTACTGTCAGCGTGAGTTCGGGTGCACGCCGACCTATACGATGCTCAGTCCTGGCATTGATCCAAAGATAATCAGGGTCCTGGTAATGGATGGTCCATCGATTCACGGTCGCGGTATGGGAAGCACCCGCAAGAAGGCAGAACAGATGGCAGCAAAGGAGGCACTGGAGAAGTTTAATGCTTTGCCTTCTGCGTAATGACTCGTCCCTTCTTGCCACACGTGAACCTCTTCAGGGTTCGTCCTCTTGTCTGCAAAACAGACTTCACACAGATGGCGATAGGACCTTTTTCATTCTTGACCGTCTTGCGAACCTTCTTGATGCAGCTACAGAAGCGTTTCGTCACACCCCTCATTGTGTCAAACGCAGAAGAATATATCCTCGCAAAGAATAAACATAAATGGGTGGAGGTCTTCTTCAACTCGTCGCATACGGTGCTCAGGATGCCTACATCACTGGAAATCCCCACATCACCTTCTGGAAGGTGCTCTACAAGCGTCATACCAACTTCGCGATGGAGGCGTTTCGCGTGAACTTCACTGGCTCGCCTCACTACGGACAGCGTATGGTGGCGGTCGTCAACCGCAACGCCGACCTGATGTACAAGACGTACCTGGAGGTGACGCTTCCTGATACGTCTGCATCGGCGGTCCAGGGTGGTGTGGCGGTGACGTGGACGGGTGATGTGCAGCGCCGTCTGGGATACACCCTCCTCAAGAAGATTGAGGTTGAGATTGGCGGTCAGATCATCGACACCCACTATGGCGAGTGGCTTTTCCTCTGGGAGAACCTGACGTCGAGCTATGACAACTCGATGAAGCTGGATGCGATGGTTGGTGGAAACCTTGGTGGCTCGATCACGACGGCGCAGTCTTGCGGTGGTCGCCCGGGCATCCTCTACATCCCTCTGCAGTTCTGGTTCTGCCGTAATCCGGGTCTGGCTCTGCCGCTCATCGCCCTCCAGTACCATGA